AACTCATGCAGTGCAGGATGAAAGTTGGACTCTGGAGATGAAAAGACATCATACAATCTGCGCTCTGCCTCTTCCAACCACAACTGAATATCCCGATCCTGTTGCAACTCTCGTTGAACCTTCAAGTGGAACCATGGAACTGCACTAGAGGTCAGAGTGTTGTGAAGTCCTGCTGCACTTCTCTCTAATGCACGGACTGCAGTTCCTTCATAAATCTTCTCCCTCCTCTGCTCTCCTGAAGATTGCTTGACTGTGAAATCTGCCCTCTGGGGGATCATGTACTCTGCAATCTCTTGCCACATTCTCTCCCAGTTTGACCGTGTTTGCTTCATGTCCTCATACTCCTCAAGGACTTCTACAACCTGGTCATTTGGATAGATGTTGTCAATCACGGGATTTTCTCAAACGCTTGCGGTACTTCATGGTCTTCTCCTCCTCATCCCACTTCTCTGCAATCTCTGGTTCATTGACATGCATCCACTTGCGTTGCTTCTCGGAGACGTAGGGCATTATCCTCCCAGCTTATATCCTGTTCCAACCATCTCTGCACCTCCTCCTCTGGTGGCACGTCTTCCAAAACGATCCCTCAAACGTCTCCGAACCCTACGCATTTGAGGTGGTTCTCCTGAAAGGTCTGCCGTTTCTTCATCAGTAGATTCTAATGATCCCAGAAGTTCTTCTTCCGCAACGTCAATGGCTTCGGAAGTGGCCCCACTCAACTTCTCTGCCTTTTTACGGGCCTCTGTCGGTAAAGAACCTAGATAATTGAGGTTTTCCTCTAACTTATCCATCCCCTTTCTTGCTAATTTTGCTAGATTTGGTACTTCAACTTTACCTCCCATTACACTCTCCTGTCGAAAAAGTTTCTGTGTGTGATTCCTGTGTATATCCTCATGGCTCTCTCTCAAATAAATGCCAGTCCTCGCAGTTTTTCTCTCCACTGATCCTGTCAAGACGCTTGTCAAGAACTGGATGGAATGGAGACGTTTTCTCACATAAAATCAGGTACTTGAGTATTCTGTTCTCCAACATTAGAGATTCCAGGATTGACCACATCGAGAGGGAGTCCCTCCTGGTGCAATACTCTGGGTCCATCTGTAAATGGACTGTTGGAGATCCAATGCAAAAGGAACCAATGATCCTGCCCTCCTTCCTCAAAACATGGGTTGGATGCACTGGAGTGCTGGATTCTGTTCTTGTCCTTCTGAATTGCTCCAATAACTCCTTGTGCTGCTCCTCTGTCTCCAAAGGTTCTGCATGTAAATACCCCAAACTCATGCTGCGTCCAACATCTCAAAAGGATCATAATCTATAAATCCCTCTGCACGTTCTGGACGCTCCCGAAATACTCCTGTTCTGCCATACCTGCCAATCGACATCACTCCATATCTGGATGCACTCATCAAATCATCCCTGATTCTTACTACCTTCCCGTCCTTCCGGTGGTACATCCTGTATTCTTCAAACCAATCTCCCAAGTGGGAGAAGACCTTCAAACGTCCTGTCTGAAACCTTGTGAGCATGTCCTGAATCCCTGGTTCCACGCTGATTGACCCATCAGGGTTGGTGAAGTGTGTGCCTGCCATCTCCACACCTGCACGTCTGTACTGCTGGCTTAATCCAACTCCTGATGCCTTGTCATGTATTGCTCCATCATGAGGCCAAATGCAAGGAATCCAATCTCCCCGCTGGTTGATTGCATGGGCATGTACCAAAATTGTTGTGTTTGCCTGCCTGTAACAATCATAAATGTAAATCGTGTCTCCATCCCTGTCATGGGCAAACCAAACAACTGCAGTAGGATGATTCCATCCAAAATCAATTGCACACATCCTTGCCCAATGCTCTGGGATTGCAAATGAATCGCATTTGATGTCCTCCTCTGGAATTGGAAACACAACTCCTGAACCCAAAACTGGTAACCCCTGACTCCGCATCTTCCTCTCATGCTCTGGAAGTGCGGCGTATATTTCCTCCTTGAGAGTGTCTGTTAAATGCTCTGCGTCATCCCAAGTTGCACGGTACAACGACTGTCCTGGTTTGATGGAGTTGATGAACTGTGTTGTGATCTCATCCATCCCCTTCTCTGGAGTGTATGTCAAATACACCAACCCTGATGTGTTCAAGGTTGCTCTCAATGCCTGTGAATACACTGCTTGTCCACATAACTCGTCAAACCAAACAACGTCTACTGCCTTTCCCATGAAAGACTCTGGACCACTGTCGTAACTCTTGAAGAAGAGTTTGGAGTTCATTCCACTCTTGTGCCTGATGATTACACTTCCAACTGCGTTTGGAACTCCTGGGTTTCTGTCTGATGAAACTATTAAATCCTCTGGAAGTGCTGCCTTTCCAAACTGCGTCTTGTCTCCTGGTTCTCCCAATAACTCTGCTTGTAGAATATCCCTGGTGTTGTAATGACTCTGTCCTGCAGCCCATCCCAAGATTGGTCCCTCAAATCTGTGTCCCTCCCACCAGTCTGGATACCATCCTGTTAAATGGAAACTCATCTCCATTGCACCACAGAATGTCTTCCCCACCTTGTTTGCTGCCATTAAACAACGCTGACGTGCTAATCCTCCTGAATCTGAAACTGCACGGTGAAACTCCCTCTGATAGGGATATGGATTGTATGATAACATCTGGTACCTTCCCCTTGATGCGTCATACTCCTCCTTTAACTCCAAAACCTCCTGTAAATCCAAATCTGAAGATGCCTCCTGTGGGGTTTCGTCCATGCCTGTCTATACTGAAACATCATCCATTAATGCAATGACAATGCAATCAACTGTGCCTGTAGATGAAATTGCATGAATGCTGCCCAGACTGAAATTGTAGCAGCATCTGCCATCTTGGTTTCTCCTGGATATTTGTGTGTGGATTGTTCCTGATCC